TGTAAACGTATAGGTATACTGCACAATAGCTGCTTGAACGCCTGTTGCGACAAGTGCGACAACTGCACAAATTGTCATAAGTTTTGTTTTCATCTTTCTCTCCTTTTTCAATTTACTCTCTCTTTTAAATGAGTTGAAGAAAGAAGCCATTCCAACCACCTGACAATGGTCATTTAAGCGTTTTTCATCACTCAACTACTCTTAAGTTAATGGTGAAACAATTATGCTCGACGTTTTCGCAGCAGGGCCAAACCTCCTAATCCTACAAGCAGCATTGTTGCAGGTTCCGGGACGGCATACATGTTGCCAATATACCTGTAGATGTCCCCATTTTCGTCTCCGATATAAGAACCAAAGTACATTGTCAGGCCCTCTGCTAAGTTGTTTGGAGCAGTGTTACATCCGTACAGATAATTATTGGGGTTACCATACCATGCATCATCCGTATCAAACGCGGCGGTAATAGTGAAAACCATGCTGGCCAGATTAGATGCATTCAGTACCAGGCCACATCCTTCGTCTGCTACCCAAAGAGGATATTGATCGGTATGAGAACCGCTTGCTGGAGAGGTTCTTGTTGGAAATTGTAAAGTCCAACCTTCAGGGCCAGTTCCTGAAATCCATTGATAAGGCTTGTAATCTTCACCCCATTGCCCGCTATAACCATTGTTGCCCGACAGAAAAAAACTATTCAGTGTATAGCCGTTTGTTACTGCGGTGTTCCACTTAGTGTTAAAGTCGGTAAGGTAACCTCCCGACAAAAATGTTGCCCCGGTGTATGAGGACAAAGTACCAATCTGCCTCATACCTTCGTGTACTTTCAGCGAGCCGTCAGTACTATAACGAGCGGTGCTGTCGAACACATTGTTTATAAGATCTGCACCTGTAAACGTATAGGTATACTGCACAATAGCTGCTTGAACGCCTGTTGCGACAAGTGCGACAACTGCACAAATTGTCATAAGTTTTGTTTTCATCTTTCTCTCCTTTTTCAATTTACTCTCTCTTTTTAATGAGTTGACGAAAGAATTCTTTTCAGACCACCTGACAATGGTCATCAAGTTTCCTTTCATCACTCAACTTTACTCTCAATTTTCAGTGAAACACATTTTTAGCGACGCTTCCGAAGCAACACAATTCCGCCAAGTCCCAGCAACGCAATTGTCATTGGCTCAGGAACAGCAGATGCATTAAAGGAAGCTGTAGCTGTAAAACCATCCGGATTATTGGTGACATTCACAAAGCTGAATGAAAATTCTTCCATTGAAAGCTGAAAAGGCACAGCAGAACCAGTAATCGTGACATTCTGGCCAAAGAAGTCCTTGGAACCTACACTCTGTTGCGAAATGAAAGATTCATCGAATGCAATGGTAAGAACCGGGTTTTGGGATGTATTGTCCTGATAAAAATTGATTGTTCCTGCCCCTGTTTTGCCATAGATATTACCCCATAAGTTTGTCATTTCAATGACTTCCAATTGGGACATGGCAAACCAAGCATTGTTAAAGACGACATCTGAACCTGTAACTTTAACAATCAGATTCAAACCTGTTCTGTAATCTGCCCACCCGCCTTCAACCGTTTTTTCTGTCCAATTGACTGAAAATAACGGGTCAAAGGAATTTCCACTTGGGTCTGCAAAAGCTGCAACCGTTACGGTATCAGCAGATGCAAAGTTGGCAAAAAATAAACAAATAATTCCCGCCAGAATGACGTACAGACTCCGCCTCATCTCATCTTCTCCTCTCAAGCATCAAAATAATGCTCAATAAAATTATATTACATGAGAAAAGCAAAAAGAAGCTGCTATCAAAACTACAGCTTTGCGAGGGTTTCTCTCTGCCCTTCTCCGCTCATGAAAGCTCTCGCTAAGCAAACATGACAAAATGGAATATAAGGCATTCAAAAGTTAAAGTCAAGATAAAAATATAATAATCCGCATAATTGATTTGCTGCCATTCAAATCCCTTTAAGCTTTCTGCTTTCTTGCTTTCTTCCTCTTTCATCCCTCAAACTTCTCCTATGAATCACCAGAGAAGTTCTGAGAATTGCTCACACTTTTCAATCTCCCCTAAATCCTTTATTTACAAATATTTAGCAATTGAAAATCCTATCTAGATTTAATCAAAAAACACATATTATCAGCAGTTTTTTTCACACTTTTAAATCGTAAGTACAGTTATTTAAAAGACTTAGATTAATTTTTAATAGTTTTATAAGTTTTGGGACGGTAAAATAATGACATAAATCTTTTATTCTCAATCATTTAAACTTAAATAGTATTTATTCTTATTTATTAAATTGGGGGAAAATGGGTTGATTTCTGATGGGTATCGAATTGTCCTGGCAATTTTCCCCTCATTACATCTCTTTGCCCATCAATTCAAACACAATTATTGTCATTGAACATGATGTAAATACTTTTATTTCAAGAACTTAGGTTAATTTTGGATAAGATATTTTCTTTGAATTGAAGTAAATGGTAAAAAATTGAAATTTTGACATTTGTAAATTACTTAAATTATCATAATTCCTTTATTTTCAAGTACTTAGAATTGGTTAATTCAAAAAAATCAGGCGGAAATCTGGCAGGATTGAGGTAGGTTTTAAGCTGGAAATGCTGATTTAATACTGTATTATGGGATTTTTAGTGTGATTGGATGGAGATTGGAATCCGAAAGGTGACGATTTTTGGCATCTGCAGTCACTTTGAGGGAAGATTTCCGTAAGTTCTTAATTCTTATGTCAGGTAACATCATTGTATGCCAATCGGCCTGTGGCCTCATCCGTATTCCTGCCCTTAGAATGGCAGATAGGTTGAGTGTCTTCGGGGCAGTTTTCACAGTTCTATTATTTCATTTTCGTCAAACCACGATAGCTTCTGCAAATGGCCTTTGATCTTGTCCTTCTCTTTTGTGTACACGACAACTGCCAGACTGCTTTGAGCCCTGCTGCATGTAACATAAAAGAGGCGACGAGTCCTGTCGATGGATGTCTCTTTTCCTTCCTGCACATTTTGTTGATCAGTTGACGTGAGGGCTTTAGCTCCGAATAGTTTGTCATAGCTAAACATAAATCCACGAGCTTCATTATCATCTAAAACCACCATTACGCGAGGAAACTGTAAGCCCTTTATTCCTTGATGGGTGCCAAATTGAGATTTGTCAGAAATGTACCGCACATAGGATTCCAGTTGGCTAAATGGGACAGAAAGAGCATTATCCCAAGCGTCAATGTCTGGATTGCTGTCGGATGCTTCAGCGGAATCATCTGGCTCGCTTTCGTCTTCTGTTAAATCTACACGAGACACAATTGGTGCAAATATGTCAGGTATGGCAAATAGGCCACTGTTTGCGACCGCCTTTAGGCAATCAATCAACGATGGATCGGAGTCACCGTCCCATAAGGAAAACAGCGAATTCACAGCGGCGTCTGATTTGCGTATTTCATCCAATGGCGATTCGCTGGTTTTCAGTGTGTCAGCGGATACAAGCTGGGAATACTTCTTGACTATTCGTGCCACCGCAAACCTATCCTCAGCTTGCAGCGATTTCACCAAAGGAAGAACCTGTTGCGAAAAGAACGGAATGCCGCTTAGAGTCCCATCAAGCAAGCCTGTTTTGAATTTGCTGACTTGATAGAGAGGTTCAAAGAAGCCGTTAAACCCACCTCGTCGTGCAGCCATGTGATGCTCAAGAGTGAGCGTTTTTATTTCTTGGTTATCTCCTGCCCATTCATCATCAGATGTGATTTCAGCCATTTTATTGGCTATTTCAGCTTCGACGGTGGTTTTATTGATGCCATCGCCATCCTGTACGAGAAATAATCGCACAAACCCTTCAGACGCATCGTTTCTTGGCTCCTGCTTGTGATCGTCTGCTGCGGCCCTTATTGCATTAATAAGCCTTACTACACGTTTGGGACATCTATGATTGATAGTTATGGCAGGCTTTTCCCACTCATCAGGTACTGCTTCAGCTAAACCACTTTTCCCATCTGAATAAATTCGCTGCATGGTATCCCCGAAGAGGGCAAAGCAGAATTCTCCCGAATGTTTACTGTGAACCGCAAAGAAAGCGTCAACTAAATCTTTCTGAGTGTCTTGGCTTTCATCGATCAGTAAGACTGGGTACTTGCGAATCAGAATTCTCTGCATTAGTGATTTGTCCGCCAGAAAATCAGCCGCAATACCTATAACTTCAGCATGGTTCAACGAATTTTTACCAATGTTTTCACCATTCGGATTGTAGGTAAAATATTTGATTGTATCGAGACGTCCTAGCCTTCTCTGCTTTGATTCTATTTGCACAGCTCGGTCAGCAGAGGCCTTACCAGCTCTGCCTTTCTGTTGCTTTTCTTCCAGCGCGAGAATGTCCGTGTTTAATCGTTCTTTAAGCCACTCGCGGATATCGTTGTGATATGAGCGAATCAATTCCCACGCAAAGCTGTGGATGGTGGATACCGCAAAAATAGGATCATAATCAATTCTATTTTTAATCTCATCACATGCGGCATTGGTATATGTGATTACAGCAACTTTTCGAGCGGACAGACGGAATTCCTGGCCATATTTCTGGCGAAATATCTGCATCGCCTCGACAAGGGCGCGTGTTTTCCCAGAGCCTGCACCGGCAAACAAGAAAAAACTTTTGGGATTTTTCAGGTCAAGGCAGCTATTTATGACATCGCCGATGTCTTTTGCTTGAGTGATAGAATCAGTCATTCTTCACCTCTGCAGTTGCGGTCGCCAAGAAATCCTGTTTCTTTTCGGCAAGTTTGCTTTCAAGCCATTTAAGACCTTCAGAAATATAGGCCGGTGGCTCCAGTTTGCTTGGTTCGGTCAGATAGAGCAACTCCAACGCCATCTCAGCTTTGCTTCCTGCTCCCAAGCTGTTGAACATTTCCTTGCTGGCTTCGGATAAAGTATCTTTGGCAAGGGCTTCTTTGATCTTTTTCAATAAGCCAGTAGGATTCTCGTAGCCTTCGAATAATCCAATATTGGATAATGCCAAGGAATCCTCAAATGTATATGGGATGGATTCCTCTTCAGATGAGCTTTCCTTGTATTTGAGCTTTATTGGGCATTGATAGGCTACCCTGATCTGTTTGTTCTCAGACTGCTTGTCATCATCGGAGCAATCCAGCAAATCATCCAACACTTCTTTCTTGGGAATCCACTCTTTGAGTGTTGTGTTGCCAGTTCGATATTTATTGCCACGTTCGGGATGTGTCTTTGATGTACCGGTTTCACCAATCGAATCCAAATCTGTAATCACGAGTGAAAGAAGTCCGAGTGTTTCAAGTAGTGGCCTCAGACGGTGCGCATGGCTACCGCCAATTTCAAGCAGAGAGACATAGCTTTGATCCAGCTTTGGGAATTTATACCGTATGAAATGCGGGATAAGCATCCGTTCCGCCGAGCCTTCAACCAGAATTGCCGCATCAGCAAAAAATAAATCGCAATAGGTTGACTTGATGTATCGTGTGGCGAATCTGGATGTATCTGTAGCATCGCCGAATGTTTTCGATAAATTCACAACGGTAGCCGAAGGTATTTCGCCTTTTATCCTTGCAGGTTCACGTCGAAAGTATCGTAAACAAGTAAAGTCCAACTCATGAGCAATATGAGACGAATGAGTGCTGACAATCAACTGTGTATGGAGTTGGCTACTCTTGAGTCTATCGTTGGTGCGCAGTACTTGATATGCCTTTTTGATGAATACCTGTTGAACTTGAGCGTGCAGATGAGCTTCCGGTTCTTCAATAAGCACGATGTGAAGCGGTTCGATGATGGTTTCATTGTTGCTTTGTCTCTTTGCCGCCTTGCCAACACGCATCCATTCATCTCTGAACCGAATCAGGCTAAACACCATAGATATAAGATTCTGATATCCTAATCCATTGTATTTTTCTGGAAGAGACAGAGGCATAGAATCAGTATCTTCGGGTAGCACATTAAACTGGACTGCTGTTTTATGATCCAAGCTATCAATAGGGCTAATTTTGCTCGTCAGGGAAACCTGTGGATCACTAAAGCCTGGGTAGTTGAGTCCTTCAAGCTCGCCAATGGCTGAGGCAAAGCTGATCTTTAACTTTTCGTCAAATACCGTTTGGGCTGCTTCAATTGCCTGTAGTGCCTCGATGTCACTGGCGTCAGGGGATTCTGACGGGTCTAAATGCTTGGAAAAATACTGGCGAAGCTGTGTGGATAAACTTGCAAAGCCGCTGTGTGATTCGTCTTCGGTTTTAGGATCTGAAAATCCCCTCTGGGCGCTGATGACGTCGATCTTGAAGAGGCCGTCAAATGGCTCTCTATCCATTGCCTCACTGTTGGCAGGGAGCGTCTGGGGTTTAGCTACACCATTTTCAGGGTCGCAACATTGTGCTGGGTCTAATATAAATGTCTTTACTTCAAAAGTTCGTTGAAGTTCCCTGTTAAGAAAATCCCGCATTGATTCCGGCCATAAGGACAGCTTGCGATTATCTTTTGATGAGGCAGGTGGCTCGGTATCGCGAGCGGATTTGTAGGCATTGCGGAATTCCTTGTACAGCTTTTCAATATCCTTCGGGGCAAATACCAGCCGCACGCCGAGTTTCTGATCAGGGTTCCAATCAAGTGTTGGGAGCAGGTGGATGATATGGTGTATATCCGCATCATTGGCATCAAGCCAGATGTCAATAGATGGCAAATATGGCAGCCATTGTCCGAGTGTTAGATCAGCTGTGTTGTCGTCTTCAGCACTTGCCCATCGCACACCAATTTGATTGATATGAGACCAATTCGACAATGTAAAATCCGTGGTTGCGATATCTTTGCGGCGACTCTTCTTGAGAAACAGAATCATCGAATCCATCGCGGAAGTTTTGCCACTATTATTCGCACCGACAAAAATCGTTTCCTGTAGGGCTATCTCGACCCGGCATGATTTGATCTTGCGGAAGTTCTGGATTTCAACAAAAGCAATTTTCATGTGACTACCCCCGTTACGTTTTTCAGCAATGGTACGATCCGGTCATCTTTCCCAAGCGGACGGGGCAAATTGTCCCAGAAATCTTCACTGCGAAGTTTGCGGGCGGAATCCGGCAGTGAGGGGTCAAGGATCAGACGCAATGCATACAGGAGATTGGACTTGCCAATCTTATTCTCACCGACAATTACAGCGTTTTCGCCAAGCTTGATGTCAACTTCGGCGAAGTTTCTGAAATTATTAATTTGTAGTCTTGATATGCGCATTTATCGGGATTCCGCCCGCCGAACTATCTTCGATTTAATATGCTTTAAGAAGGATTCGCAGATTTGGCATTCCCAGATTTCGAATACCCGCCAGCCCATTGCTTGCAGTTTGTCGCAGTGTTGTTCATCTCGCTTACGATTACCTTTCACTTTGTTTTTCCAGAATCTAACATTGGATTTTGGAGTCCTTGCCAGTTTGCAGTTGGGGTCATCATGCCCATGCCAGAAACATCCGTGAACAAATAGGACGGTTTTGTACTTGGGAAACACCAAATCAGGTTTTCCTGGCAAATCGCGGACATGTAAGCGATAGCGAAGCCCAGTTTTGTGAAGATAACGCCTCACTGTCATTTCTGGGCGTGTGTCCTTTTGCTTAACCAAGGACATCACCTCACTTCTTCGCTTTTTGCTTACATTGTCAACCATTACTACATATTTTCTCCATAAAAATAGACTTTTGCGTTACAGGCGGATAGAGCTTCCCTCAAATGCTTTTTGTCTGCGTTATTGATTCGTGAACCACCGCAAAAGAGCGTCAGCATAATGCTTAGAGCTTTCCCCTCCTTTGAGAACGGTTTGCCCGGCGAATACAGAAGAGCTTTCCGTAATGCGGTTTCCCATTTCAAGTATGAGCCATTGGCTACTACAATATAATGTGGCTCAGATTCATCTGTGAACCGATAGAGATCAATATCGCAGTCTTTCTCGATGGCGTAGGCATCATGGTTAAATAACTGCTTTATTATAGTTGACAGATTACTGGGGCGTGCATCCCTTGCTTTATCCTTGGAGTAACGATTAAGGATCGCGTCTTTAATGTAGGTTCTGACACGAGCGTTACCCCTGAACTGTGCAATGACCTGTCCAATGTCTTCTGCTCTGACAAGTTCGTCCATAAAATCTTGGCTATCGTTACGTGAGAGGGAGATATAGCCCACTTCATCGGCTTTCTGGAAAACCCTTTCTTTCAACTCGTTGGCGATATCTCTTGGTATCTTTGTCATATTAGCTCCGTTGGGAAACTTAACTGTTCCGCATCGTCAGCATCTTGCAGATCAGCTACATCATCTAGCCACGCATCCACAAAGCGCTGTGTTTTTTCATCATTGAAGGCAACTACGCCATCACGAAGGTACACGGTCTCCGCTTCGCCCATCCGGCGGCCGTTCTTGGCTTCTTTGTCCAAGGCGGCGACTGCGGCCATACGACGAATGTCTGTAACAAAATCGAGTACAATTACAGTGTCCTTGCCGGGAGCGATGCGAAGTCCACGACCAAGCTGCTGAACGAAAATCCTCCTTGAGTGAGTAGCCCTGAGGAAAACAAGAATATTGACATCTGGCACATCAATACCCTCGTTCAAAACATCAACCGCGGTAATCGCTTTAAGGTTTCCTGCCGCAAAATCCATTAGTATTCGCCGTCTGGCTACTTTGTCATCAATAGAGGCATTGGCGGCTGATACGCTGTTGGCGTTGAGTTTTCTGGCAAACTCGCCCGCATGTGTTTTGGATGGCGAAAAGATTGCTATCCTCGGCTTTGTTGTCTTTTCAACTGTGTTGAGAATGTGCTTAATAATTTCATCATCACGTTGAGGCATAAACAGTCGCTTGTTAAGGTCTTTTATGCTCATCGGATGTTGGGTGAGATTAGGCAAGGCTTTCCAGTCGATATTGTCGCACATCATCCGGTAATCGACTTTTGCCAGATATCCCATTCGCATGCCTTCGATTAGTGACACTTTGGCAATTGGTTCGCCAAACACTGAATCCAATGTCGCACCATCACCTCGCCAAGGTGTGGCAGTCATGCCTATCAGGTGTTTGGGTTTCAAATGGTCAATACAGGAGACAAAGGCGTTCGCCAGCGCATGATGAGCTTCATCAACCACAATCAAGTCAAATATATCTGGTTCAATTCCACCGAGGTATCCGTAAAGAGTTTGGTAGAGACCAAAGTTGATACCCTCAATTGGAACAGGCGGTTGGCCGTCCATAAACAGTCGGGTTGGAATTGTTTTGGGGAGTTGTGTCCAAAACGCCTGTTGGAGTTGCTGAATTAAATCCACCGAATGGCATAATACTAAAACTCGCTTGATTCCTTTTTTAATTAGAGCGTCGGTAGCGGCTGAGGCAATGACCGTTTTGCCGAGTCCGGTGGCAACGATAAAGAGACTTTTAGTTCGACCGTCTTCAAAACCATTAATGATGGAATTCACAATTCCCTGTTGGTATTCACGTGGCTCACGGCGTAACGGAGAGTAATCAGGATATTTTGCGAGAAGACCTTTTACAAAAGCTCCATTCCATAGACGAACATCAAATCCATTTGCACGAAGTTCGTCTTTTCGGGAAACAGCAGATGGTCTGAAATCGCCATTTGTTACCACGACGACTACTTTCGCACCATAGTGGCTTTGTGCTTTGATAGCCTCATTAATCGCGGATTTTCCGACATAGGACGAACCACTGACGGATTTGACCTGAAACAGATAAGTGTCACCGACGGGGTTTTCTTTCGTGTGGCGGACGGCGAGAATGTCTGCCCCTTTGTCGCCGCTTTGCCCAACGTCCTGAACATCGCGCCATCCACAATGTAACAACAGACGAACGATAGCAAGCTCAAGTCCTCGCCAATCTCGTCCTTCCATTATGTGTGGTTGCAAGAATGTTCTTGCGTTGTTAATCATAGCGTCAGTAATCCCTCCAGAATGGATAGTGTGTTTGCAAAGCGAATAAGCTCGTATTTTGAGGAAGGTTTACCTTCTATCAAATCACAAGCGTCTCGCAAATATGTTACAACCTTTCCCGATGACATAGATTGGAGTCGTTGGTTTGTAGCGTCGTCTCCTATGTTGATTTGCGCATAGGGAGATTTAAAAACATTACCATCGAGAAACTCCTCAGGCAATGCGTCAGCAAGATATGGCAAGGATGAATATGGCACATACGCCAGACATTGATTGGCATTGGCAGTTTTATTTTGGAAAGCGTCAAATAACTCCGCAGATTCGTCGATCAGTGCCGTCGCAAGTTTTTCTGTTCCAGAAGGAACCTTTTTCAAGACTTCGTAGGTGCGATCCATCCGATGAGCCAAACGGGTTGGAAGTATTTCTCGAATCTGATTCAGTATGGCTTGAGCGCGTTCCTTTAACGAGTTGATGTTTACCCGTTCGTCAGCCAAGTGATTTTCAATGAGTCCGAAAAAGGCGCGTTGTACCGTTAAACCACTTTCCCGCACCGCGAATCGTTCCGCCAAAGATTGCAATAACAATTGTTTTGGAGTGATGGGGTATTCTGCCAATATGGGATGCTTGTCATCATAAAAGAAATCGATATCAATTCCATCGTTGAACACAATCGAAGGAAGTCTCAATCCATCCAAGCGGATGTCCGACCCGTTAACTCTCCATGATGTAACATTGAATGGAGGAGTTATTCCATACGCGAACTTTCCAGTAAGAGATTCTTGTTTCTCTGACACCTGAATAAGTTCATCTCGACTACTGGAAATGGATTGCGGTTCAACCCCGTCGGATGGAGTGGAGCTTGACGGCGTGGAGGGTGGAACATCTATAGTGTCTGGCCCATAATCGTCAATATCATCCGAGGGTGTGCCCCCTGCGTTAACCGGCGTTGTGATCGCGCCGCCTTCCCCTTTGGCTTTATCAGCTTCCTGAGCCGCTTTATACCATTTATCATCACTTTGGTATGCGGAGTTGCCTTTATGAAACTCCCGAGCAAACTGGTCTGCGACACTCCGAGAAATAGCGAGACATTTTGTACCAGGATCGTTTCTGCGATACCCTGAGATCAACAATCCCAATGGAGAATCATTGTCACTATCATATTCAAAAGTCTTTCGGTGTTTTGGCAAAATAGGGCCTGCGCCACGAATCGCTTCAATTGTTTTTTTCCAAGCAATGCCTGAATAGTCGAAACCATTTTTTTGGTAGGTGGGGATAAGGTAATCCACATGAAGCTCGCCGACAATTCGACCACCGACGGTCGATCCCAGTTCAATTGGATACTCCAACATCGGAGTACCAGTAGCGGGATTTTCGAAGCTGAACACACTCTTGTCAGCGGTCAGTATTTTTCGACCATTGCGGATAAAATCCAATCCAAAGTTTGAAACATGGGAATATCGCTGAATACCGATCCAACCCTTCAGGCGGCGTGACCGCTTGACTATTCCATCTGGAAGATTGTCCACATCTAAATCGCAAACCTCATCATCGGTCAAATACCTATTCCGTCCTACGTCAAAATAAGCGGATCCTAAATCACGATTGATTTCTTGAACAGCATGTATCGCCTGCCCCTTTCTGGTCACATACCGGCTATTACCCCAAACACAGTGGAGCTTGGGGCTTAACTGATTCCCCTGAAGGTTAATCCGAATATTCCGAGAACTGATGATGGTGGTATAGATTGTTTCCAACCGCCTTTTTATGATTGAAGATTTGTTTTTAAGTTCCCCCAATACACCATCTTTGAGTTTTCGGATGATAATTTTGGTTCCAGAAGTAGAAGAGTCATCTTTGTGTTCTCTAATAACCGGAGCTGAAAAGGACTGCCCCTTTATCAATTCGTCAAAATCTATTCGAATCCCCACCCATTCCGAATCTCCCGACCGTGTAGACAAAAAAATAGTCTCGTCACCAAGCCGTGCCGTGGCGATATTAAACCCCATGCCAAAAAGACCAAGATTATGGATCGGGTCGTTGCTGGAGTATCCGGCCTTCGCGGCATTTTGAAGTGTTTCGAGTGTCATACCTTGACCATTGTCCTCAATGACGACCTCGGCAGCGGTGGCAGTTCGTGACCAAGTAATATCAATTTGTGGATTTTCAAGCTCAACACCACGAGAATTCGCGTCTAAAAAAGCGTCAAGGGAATTGTCAACCAATTCCGCTATACATTGCCATGCCTCAAAAGGGATATCTCCCAATGTTCGGAGAATTCGCGGGGTTGGCGTAATATCCACATGTTGCGTACTGTTATTATTCATGCTTATCTCCTAAGAATTTCGCTATGGATTTCGCCACTAAGTGCCCCATGACAGGCGGAACGGCATTTCCTATTTGCAGGATATTGGTGGTCGCCGAATGCGGAAACACAAAATCGTCGGGAAATGTTTGCAGCCTCGCGCATTCTCGAATAGTCAACCGCCTATTCAGGCTGTAGTGAAATTGTACCCTGGATTGAGGTTTAGCCCTGATCGTGTAGGCGGGCTTATCCGGATCGGACACCTCATCTCCCTGACCGTTGCCGTTTTTGGCTTTTGAGGCTTTGAAGTATTGGGATTGGTTGGGGACTGTATCATCAGTAACATCTTCAAGGTCTTGAATCGCCCATCGTATGGTATGCTTGTATGGGCGATCGGGATATTGCACTGCTGGCTTCCTTGGGAAACCATTTAAATCATCTCGAACACAAACTATAAACAATCGCGTTCGCCTCTGTGGAATTCCATATTCAGGGCCAAAGAGTTTCCATACCTTAACGTGATAGCCACATTTCTTCAGGTCGTCCTGGATAGTCTCAAGCACTTCACCATCATGCAGGTTCTCTAATCCAGGCACATTTTCCCCAATGGCTATTTTAGGGCGATGGGCTCCCATGTACTTAAGCAAAGCCCGGTATAATTTACCTCGATCTGACTTTAATCCATGTCGTGGCCCGCATGTGGCGAAGTCTTGACACGGAAATCCGCCGAGGAGTACATCCGCAGCAGGGATGTCACTAGGATCGTAATTCGAAAGGTCTTTTTGTTTGACGTGGGAGTCGATGTTATTTCGGTACGTCTGAACACAATCATCGTCAAAGTCATAAGCCCCCAGAATTGAAAACGGCAAAGCCTCATACATCTTTCTTTTATAGGAGAATCCCCCCATAAATCCTAAGTCAAGACCGCCACAACCACAAAAAAAAGATACGGTCGAGTACGATGGATTGGAGGCATCTGTATTTCGTTTTTGTTTTGTCATTTCGTTTTTGGCTCCACATTTGTCGAATCACTGTCGGAAATCGCCGCTTTTCCGCCACGAACCCACTGGTCAACTTCATCGCGCTTGAACTTCCAAAGCCGGCCAACCTTGTGAGCGGGCATATTTTTGCGTTCCAGCCATTTGTAAACGGTCTCACGGCGAACGCCGAGGTACTCGGCAATCTCCATTACTGATAGCCATCTGTCTTCTGTCATAGTGGCCTCATCCAGGTCAAAGTCGCAGCTACCCACAACAACGGGCACGATCCAGTAAATTAATAGAGTAACCGCAAATTATGCCAATTCCAGTTGGTTTGTCAAGCTATATCCATGTTATTGCGTCTTTTAGTGACCCTATTGGACAGAGCTTTCTGGGTTAACGACAAATCGGCAACGGTAGCAAGATTCCTTGGTGATCCACTGGATGGGATCGTCTTCGAGGTGAAAAAAGGCCCGTAGGGCTTTGGAAAGCCCCTGTTTGTGCTTCTTCATGGTCTTATCAGGGGCGTTTTTGATACTAAAACCGCCGGATTCGGTGTCCACCCGTTGATCCAGTTGGCTGAGGCTGTTTTTCATTTCGGCATCGCTGAGAGGGGTGAAACCGATAACACCACTGTTTTCCGCGAATTTCTGCAACAGCGCCCAATGGCGGTCCGGCGTGTTGTTTGTCTTGTTTCGCATGCCCATCTGACCGTAACTGTACTGGCGGTGCAGGTCGCCGGTGCGGATCGAGACGGTGTGGCCATCCACAAATCCGATGGTGATGGCCTCCCATGCAGCTCCCGTTGGGGTTGGAAATTGCTCCAGCTCACCAGAACCAGGCTCAGGGATTGTCGCATGGAAGGTGGCGAAGATATCCGTAAGTTCGCGATTCACGGCAAACTTGCCTTTGTCCTCAAACACAATCTCCTCATCCAAGGTTAGCCCAATCGCTTCCTTGGCGGTGAGAAGCTGATCTGTTTCTGGACATTGATATTGATCCGTCGGGATTATGACGGCGAAATGAGTTTCGTGGAGCAGACAGATTCGGTTGAGCGATTCGGTGAGGTGTTCTTGGTCTTCGGGAAAAATAAGATATACCGGTAGCTCGTAGCCTTCCCGCGGTTTGTATTGTCCGAGCCGCCAAACAAATCGAGTGTCAGCCGGTTGACTTTCCTTGTACTGGATACCGAGAGCATCGCATAGGTCTTTGTGAAAGGCTGGGCGTTTGAGCTTATAGACGAGGATGTCCTTGGCTGCCAGTGGATATGGTTTGCTTTCGTTTTCCGGACAAACAGCGACGATGTCATCATCGGTGTGGTTAACCACCTGTCGCGGGCAAAACATCGGGCAATCGCTGACGCATGCTACAGCAGAGGCTTGGTGTTTGTCGAGTTGGAGATATCGCTTTTGGAAAAGCTCGAAACGCGACCAGTCAGACAGCGCGTTCCGCCATTCACACCACGGCGCGGTCTGAGCGGGTATGTCTTCGATAATCTTCCAAAACTGATGGTCGTCCATTAATCCCCCTCTCCAACGTTTACAAATCCGCGAGCGGCGAACCACTGCTCCAGAATTTCCGAATCATCATCACGCTTGTATTGAGCCTTGTTGCCGCTAAGCGTTACGGTTCGGGGTGTTTTCGAGTCAGTGAATTTGACGGAGAAACTGGCTTTGAAAAGCCCCTTGGCTTTGGACAAATCCCGCTGGCGTTCAGCCAAGGCCGCAAAAACATCCTCGGCTTTGCGGATTTCGATTTCCTTGTGCGTACCGCCACGAAATATCTGGATTTCCTTGAGCTTGATCTCTTCCAGACCATCAATGTCGCCACATAAAACTGCGTCCGCTCCAACTTCGCGGAGAGGATCGAGTGTGAATTTGGCGGTGCTATCAAAATACTCATCATCGCCGAAAAAATGCCCGCCGAAGTGCTTTCGGTAGAGTTGTTTCTCGCCTTTGGAATTGGCGTTGACGCGAATCTCTCCAATGTTCGGGTTGTAAACCAGCAGGTCAAACTTCATCGGGCGGAAGTATTCACTACCCTCTTCATTGCCCGCCTTGAGAGATGGCTCGCGGGTAAAGGGCTCGCCATGTCGCACAAGAAACCAGATAAAATCCGGCTTGCGATAGACAAAGACCTTGGCGGTTCGACCTCGACGTTTCTTTTCGAACCAATCGTTAAGATCGGATTCCAATGCGCGTAATCCCGCCTCGTCCAGTTCCCGACAGTCCTGAATCTCACCGGTCGTTATGAAATACTCGAAGCTGCGAGGCCTATGCAGGAATTGCTCGGCGTGGAGCCGTTCGATCAAATCACGATTGCGCATCCATACCTGAATCGCCAAGTCGGCGCATGTGATCTCATCGCTGATAGTCGCGTCAAACTCGGTGCCGTCAATAGCCTCCTGGATTGAGTCAAAGCCTTCCTGTGTGGACAGTTCGTCAACGTAATACAACGATTCAGCCAATTCCGTTGGCGTGGTTGTATCGGAGTGGAGTAGAACATCACTCAGCGTGTCATAGTCCAGTTCTTGAGTATGATCTGACGGTAATTCAACCCCGCGAGCCGTGAAGTAATCCGCATGTGGACGGAGGAAAGCGATCAAATGCTCTTTCGCCACCTTGCGAAGTGTCTCTGGTTTTGAAAATCGTCTGGGGTTGAATGTCGCCATATTGCTTGTCTCCAAATTCTATCGATTTATTGTTCCATGTTTACAGGCCACGACCTTGCCGAGGACACGAAAGTCCGAATCCGGGTGAATTCTCATGGGTGTTAGTTTTGGATTTTCCGGATGTAGTTCGATAAGTCCATTGTCGATTCGCAGGCGTTTGACGGTAGCTTCATCGTCAAGCATCGCGACAACGATATCGCCATTTTCAGCCAACGCCTGACGGCGAACGACAATCGTGTCGCCATCGTTAATACCAGCGTCGATCATGCTATCGCCTTGGACTGTCAAGGCGAAACACTCCCCGCCTTTGGTGACTGTTTCCGCGACCAGCACTTCGCCGACGATGTTCTCGACCGCCAAGATCGGCACACCGCCCGCGACTGTTCCAACCAATGGAATAGCCACCAACTTGACCGTCATATCCTCGGGTCGTCTGGCGATGGTCAATCCGCGAGCCTTCTTTTCCGTCCGCTGTAGATAGCCTTTATGAACAAGCTGGTTCAGGCGGTCGTGAACACTCGGCGCGGAAACCCCGAACATATCAGCCAGTTCCTGAACCGTTGGCGGAAAGCCGTTTTCGTCGACACAGCGGCATATCCGTGCGAGTGTCTCTCGCTGACAGTCTGTTAGTTCAATTGCCTTGGGCCTACCCATTAAGTTTGTTCCTTAATCATCGCGGTATTCATCCAAATAACGCCATAGCATAGCACCTAACGCCTATAAGGTCAAATAGTTTTTGTTTTTCCGGCCCGGATCGTCGGGAGTGAGGTTAGCCAGAACATCTCAGCGAAATTTCGCTGAGGTAATTTTGAGAAAAATACAAGAATATCGTGTTTTCAATAATACGTAAAAGCCTTTATAGCAAGCAGATAAGACACTTGCTCCTGTGGATTTCGAGTAAATTTCACCGCTCCAGCGAAATTTCACCAAATCCCTACGACAGGCCTCGGCCAGAAGTGAACTTCTGACTGTCGCAGGGAAAACAAACGTGCCGAGCCTGTCTCCTTGCCAGTCAGATTCATAAGGAGATTCGGCATGAATCTATTGAAGAAGTCAGACCTTTCGCGGGAAGGTCAAACACTCGTCGAGCAAATGCAGCGGGTCAATTTTGGGCGGATTGAGCATTTGCCGGTTCGTGATGGCCAGCCGGTCTGGGCTGATCAGTCGCGGGTGATTCGCAAGGTCAAACTCGGTGGGGAAAACACACCCCGGGCGGAATCTGGTTATGGCGACTTTGAACTCAAGCGGCAGGTCATCGATCTGTTCGACCAGCTTGAACGGATTGGCGATGGGCTGATTCGTTCGCTTGAGATCAAGCACGGTCTGCCGTTCGCCATGGACATCGAAGAATTTCCCGGCGGTGAGTTCGCTGGCGGCGGAGTCCCGGCCATTCCGCCTACTTCTCCACAACCCACATCCGCCCGGAAAGGAGAACCCGCCGCCGTCTGATTAGGGGTCGGCTCCCACAAAACCAAGATTCAATATTGTAAACGTTAGTCGATTTTAACCAGCCGCGAAGCGGAGGTAATCGGGAACGAAAGACCAAACGGTCGTTCTCGATTGCTTCCGCTTTTCGCGTTTTCGGGCATCCATCTGGTCTTCGCTCCCGGCCTCCCTGTGGCGCAATCACAGGAGGCATCCAAATGGATACCCAAAAGAAACTTCACCCTTACGCGAAATCTTTTATCGAATGTAAAGCCCGTCAGCTTGTCGGAAAATGCGGCCTACTCCAATCCGACATCAAGGACATCGAGCAGGAACTCTACGCCGACCTCTTTCGCCGAATCGCCAAGTTCAATAGCGACAAAGCGAAGCTGACCACCTTCATCCAGCGAGTGGTCGAACACAAGATCGCCAACATTCTGCGCGACCGTTGCTCTGACAAGAGCGTCGCCAACCGCCAATGCTTGAGCCTTGATTCGACAGTCCAGACCGACGATTCCACCGGCAGGGAAATCACACTGGGCGATTGTATCAGCAGCGACCAATTCGAGCGGTTCTGCCGGGGCAAAACCCGCAGCCGTCAGGAAGAGCGGGAACTTATCGCCGACGTACGGCAGGTTGTTGGAGGACTGCCCGAAGAATTGCGGTCGGTTTGTGAGTGTCTGCTTGAGGGCATGTCAATCAGCGAGGCGGCCAGACGCGCGGGCATCAAACGCGCCACGTTCTACCAGAACATCATCGAGCCACTGCGAGAGGCGTTTCGCGAGGCGGATTTGGAAGGCTATTTCTAAAAACCCGCGATTCCGACAGGTCGCCCACGCGCCGGGTAAGAAATAGATACGCCCAAAACAAGCAGACATGGAGATTCAAAATGACGCATACAAAAACAATTCAGAAATTTACGTTCAAGCCGGATGTCGATCTGGAACAGGCCGAGGGAACACTGCTGTTGTCGATTATCGCCGCTGAAGCCCTGCACGGTCAGGCGGCGGTTCGATTGGAAGCTCGCTACCTCTTCTCAAATGAGAAACGAGCCTGCGTAATCGAATGTCGCGGCAAGGTCAGTGATGACATTATCAAGATTTTCACCGGCTTTCTGATCCACGAGTTCGGCGAGGATGCCTTCAAGGTCGTCCGCGAGACGCATATCGAAAACCCAGCCAGTGATTCGTGTTCATGCGATGGCAAATGCGATCCGTGTGTTTGTGCTGAACACGATAAATCAAAGGGGGTGGCGTGATGGCTAAGTCTCGTCGAACCGACCCGATCACTTCCCGCCAAGCCGCCAGCGAAGCTGAATCCTCAGGCCGGGCGGCGTCTCAACGGGCGATCTGTCTGGCTCGGGTGAACTCTCATCCGGGTCAGACCGCCGCTGAAATCGGTCTCGCTTGCGGGCTTGAGCGACATGTTCCATCACGCAGACTTCCCGAACTCCGCGATCAGGGAATGATCGTCAATGGTGAAAGTCGAATCTGCGAAGCGACCGGCAGACTGAGTATGACATGGCATCCGGCCAAAGGAGGTCGGTAATCATGCAAAGACCCGGTTGGCTGATCGAAGAATCGGCGGACGTCTATCACGCAAAATCGCGTGAAAACTTATCGAGCCATCAACTCGGCGATTTCCGCAAGTGCCCCTATCTCTATTGGAAAAAGCACAGCGGTTTGATTGCGGACAAGGACTCGCCAGCCTATGCGTTTGGACGGGCTGCGCACACTTTGGTTTTGGAAGGCCGCGAGACGTTCGAGAATGAATACGCCGTCGGTGGGCCAACGAATCCCAAGACGGGTAAACCGTTCGGTTCGTCCACCAAGGCGTATGCGTCATGGCTTGCAGAAAGTGGCAAAACATCCGCCGTCACCAACGATGACGCTATTACTTTGGAACTGATGGAGCGGTCGGTTCTGGTTCATCCCGAAGCGCCCGCACTCATCACAGACGGATTCGCCGAAGGCGTTGTTCGCACCGATTACTGCGGCCTGCCGTGTCAGATTCGCGTGGATTACTACCAGTCTGAGCGTGGACTGGTTGACCTCAAAACCTGCGATGACCTGACTTGGTTTGAATCCGACGCTCGACGGTTTGGTTATCTGCATCAGGTCGCGTTCTATCGCTCGGTTCTTCGGCAGGCGACAGGCATTGATGCCGCCGTCCACATCATCGCTATCGAGAAAAAAGAACCGTTCCGCTGCGGCGTTTGGCGAATATCTCCGGAAGCTCTCGATTTCGCTCAAACCGAAAATGAGTCAGCTATACAGCGGCTCAAGGTCTGCATGGAAACCCAAGTCTGGCCGACCGGCTACGAATCAATCCGAATCTACGACACCGTTTAACCCTTATTGGAGATCATAAAAATGACATTGCTGAACAACATTATTACCGATCCCGCTCCGTCGGCACCGAAAGGCATCATCTACGGGCCGCCGGGTGTGGGCAAGACCACCTTTGGCGCGTCGGCGACAAACTCGCTGATCATCGATTGCGAAAATGGAGCGGGCGCGATTGTCTGCCAGCGAACACCGTATCTGGCGACCTGGCCGGAAATCCATCAGTGGCTTATCGCTATCGAAACCGAAGATCACCCGTACCAGGCTATCGCGATTGATTCGGTTGATTGGCTTTTGCGACGCATCGAGGAACACGTCTCCGGTTGCTCGGGCGGCAAGACCGACTCAACTCTCAACCGTTCCCATGGTGGATATGGCAACGGCAAGCAGGTTTTGAAGAACTATGTCTATCAGATTCTGCTTCCACTTCTGGATCGCATCGTCGCTCGCGGCATCGCCGTGCTTCTGCTGGCTCATACCAAACGCACCGAGATTACCGACATCGACGGTATCACGGTCGAAAAGACCACGCCGGAACTGCCGGAGGGCTATCTCAATGTGATGGTCGAATGGTCGGACTTCGTCTGCCTTGCCCGCATGGACGGAGAGGGTAATCGAACGCTCACGACCCGTGAGACCCCGCGAGCCTTGGCAAAAAATCGTTATCACCTGCCTGAATCGCTTCCCTTCGATTGGACATCTTTCGCCGGGGCGATTGGAGAGGGACTCAAACACACTTTTTCACAAACCAAGACTAACCCCAATAACAAGGAGCAATAACCATGGCATACCTGAACAATTTTGACGCGAACACTGTCGATCCCGCCAGCAGTTTTGATCCGATCCCTGCTGGCAAATACATCGCCGCGATTACCGAATCGGAAATGAAGCCGACCAAGAACGGAAACGGACATTACCTCGAACTGACCTTCGATATTCTCGACGGTCAGTATAAAGGTCGAAAAGTCTGGGCGAGATTGAATCTCGACAACCCCAACGCCACAGCGGTGCAGATTGCTCGCGGTGAACTTTCGGCCATCTGTCGAGCGGTCGGTGTAATGCAGCCGCAGGATTCTATCGAGCTGCACAACCTGCCGCTCTCGATCAAGGTTACCTGCAAAAAACGCGACGACACCGGCGAGATTACCAACGAGATTAAAGGTTATGAGAAGAAGGAAGCGGCGTTGCAAAATTCAGCTGCGGCCACACGCGCTACGACTCCGGCAGCGCAATCAACCAACGCCACGCCTCCGTGGCAACGCTGATCATCGCTGAAAACTTCTTCTAACCAAGGGCGGGCGTCTGGGTGTTTTCCACTTGGAACGCTCAGCGTCCGCCCGCTCTTTTGAGGTAATCTCCATGGACAGACTACTCATAGAACTACCGTGGCCGCCGAGCGTGAATCATTATTACCGCCGGGTTGGCCACCGCACACTGATCAGCCGCGAAGGTCGAAAATACCGCGCCGAGATTTGCGCGATCCTCCGCGATCTGCATTTCCGTCCGCTTGATGGCGAACTGGCGATGACAGTGGACGCATACCCGCCGGACAAACGCAGACGCGATCTCGACAACATTCAGAAAAGTTTGTGGGACGCGCTACAGCACGGCGGCGCGTACCGCGACGACTCGCAAATCAAAGACTTTGAGTGTCACATGCGCGAGCCTGATAGACCCAACGGTAAGGTGATCGTGAGGTTGCGGAAGAGATGATTTGCCTGCGACCTTACCAACAAGAAGCTGTTGACGCTGTTTATCGGCATCTGCGGCAGCGTGATGACAACCCGTGTATCGTCTTGCCGACCGGAACGGGTAAAGCCCATTGTCTGGCTCAAATCGCGACAGATGCCGTGGAGCGATGGTCTGGCAGAGTCCTCATTCTCGCCCATGTCAAAGAGCTACTCCAGCAGAACGCCGAGAAAGTATCGCTTCACGCCCCGGAACTGGATGTGGGGATTTACTCGGCTGGTTTGAATCGGCGCGATACCGACCACGCTGTCATCGTCGCGGGGATTCAGAGCGTCTACAAAAAAGCCTGTGAGCTTGGCAAATTTGACTTGGTGATCGTGGACGAGGCGCACCTTATTCCGCCGGATGGCGAAGGAATGTATCGCCAGTTCTTGAGTGAAGCGATGGTCGTCAATCCGCACCTGCGTGTCATTGGTCTGACCGCAACACCGTACCGGCTCAAGGGTGGCGAAATCTGCCAGCCGGAGAATATTCTCAATCATGTCTGCTACGAGGCGGGCATTAAAGAGATGATCGTTCAGGGGTATCTCTGCAAGCTAAAGAGTCGTGGTGGGCGAGCAAAAGCGAATCTCGACGGTCTGCATATTCGAGGCGGTGAGTTTATCGCGTCTGAAATGGAAGCGGCGATGGATACGCAGTCGCTGGTTTCATCTGCGTGCGCAGAAATTGTCGAACTCACACGTAACCGCAACAGTGTGTTGATCTTTACCACCAGCGTCGAGCATTGTCAGCATGTCGCGGCGGAAATCTCCCGGCGAAGCGGCACCGAATGCGGAATCGTTACAGGCGACACGCCTGCGGGCCAGCGGGCGGAGTTGCTGGCCCGGTTCAAAGGCGAACAAGTCAAAGATGGGCTATTTGGCGATGTCAAACCACCCTTGAAATATCTCGCCAACGTCAATGTGCTAACCACCGGGTTCGACGCGACCAATGTGGATTGCGTGGTTCTTCTCAGGCCAACGGCATCGGTTGGACTGTATGTCCAGATGGTCGGTCGAGGTACGCGCCTGCATCCGGGCAAGGACGATTGTCTGATTCTCGACTATGGCGGCAATGTTCTGCGTCACGGGCCTGTCGATGCGGTCGTGGTTACCGATAAAACGCCCGGTAACGGTGACGCACCCGCCAAGGAGTGTCCGAACTGTCATGCACTGATCCACGCCGCCTATCGGAATTGCCCGGAATGTAATCACGAATTTCCTCCGCCGCAAACCGAGCTGGAATCAACCGCAAGCGGCGAAGGCATTCTCTCTGGCGAGATAACCGACACGGACTATGACGTGACGGATGTAGCCTTCAGCGTTCACACCAAGCGGGGAGCGGATGAGACTGCCCCAAAAACGATGCGGATTGAATATCAGGTCGGTTGGAACCAGTGGATCAGCGAATGGGTGTGCCCCGAACACACCGGCTGGGCAAGACAGAAATTCGAGAAATGGTGGCATGAACGGTCTATGTATCCGCCACCGAAGAACGCTCATGAAGCGGTAGTCCTGGCTGAAGATGGGGCGCTAGCGAAAACAAAATCAATCACTGTCCGCAGTGTGTCAGATGAAAAATTCGACCGGGTGATCCGCTACGAGGTCGGCGACAAACCAGAGTATTACCCCGAGCCGGGTTGGAATGATAGTGATGGCGAACCAAACGATTATGCCAATGTACCAGCGGGCAATGATTGGTTTGATGACGATGAAATCCCGTTTTAGTGAGGCGAATATTGGCTAAAGAAACAACAACTATAACCGCCTTGCGGACGCATTTTGATGCGGGTGATGTGTTCGAGATTCGCATTCTCGATGCGGTGCTTCCCAACTCCAACTGGCAGCACACCGAGAGTGGATACTACGATTACGATCATATCGACGACGTTCCCAATCTGCTGGCGAACTTCAAAACCTACGGCGGTGTGTACGTTACACTGAACCCGGTTAATCCCGATTTGCTGGCGCGTGCGAACAACCGCTTCAAAAAGGCGAAGAGTCGTGAAACCACCAGCGACAAGGATATTCTGCGTCGCCGGTGGATGCTCATCGACGTTGATCCGGTGCGGCCTGCGGGCATCAGTGCGACCGACAGCGAAAAATCACTGGCGTTCGATAAGGCGATGGAAATTAAATCCGGCCTCGCGTCGATGGAATGGCCAGAGCCGATGGTGGTTGATTCTGGAAATGGCACGCAGTTGCTTTATCGGATCGACCTGCCCACTGATGACGGCGGCCTGATTCAACAATGCTTACAAGCTCTCTCTCCGTGTTCGACAAATGATGTGCATGTGGATTTGAGCGTTCACAACCCGGCCCGTATTTGTCGTTTGCCGGGAACGTGGAACCGCAAAGGCGACTCGACCGAAACCAGACCGCACCGGGTAGCGGAGATTCTCGCCAAGCCCGATGCAACACAGATTGTCCCAACAGATTTGCTGCGTAAACTGGTGGGAAACTCGGTTATTCAGGCAGATTCGACCTGTCCAGATAACTCGCAATATATTACGACTTATGACAATATTGGCCGTCAAGTCGTAATGAACTACGACTTATCATCGTCCATTGACGACTTCAACCAGCGAGGTGACATTGCTCCAATCCTCACAAAACATGGCTGGACGCTCAAAAGCGAATCCGATCAGCAATACTGGTGGCGGCCCGGCAAAAACAACGGTCAGCATTCTGCGACCTACGACGGCACAGTGTTCTATGTTTGGAGCGATAACGCCACGCCATTCGTAGCCAGGCAGGGATATAACCGCTTCGGCGTTTATAAGCTTCTCGAACACGCTGACGATGATTCCGCCGCAATCGCCGCATTGAAAGCCCAAGGTTACGGCGCGGACGATAGCGACGTGGATTTGTCGGGTATTCTTTCAAAGCTATGTGAAAAACATGATGCCCCAAACCCAGCCTTACCACCGGGCGTTGAAGTCAAATCTCTTGGCGAGATGATTCGCGAGTTCCCCGGCCTGAACGAGCCGGTGGTTCATGGTCTGCTGCGCGAAGGCGAGACGATGAACTTTATCGCAGCCCCCAAGGTGGGCAAAAGCTGGCTGGCGATGCGTCTGGCAATTTCAATCGCCTCGGGGCTTGATTGGCTGGGGTTTTCTGTTGAGCAGGGACGGGTGCTTCACATCGACAATGAGCTATTCGCCAATCTCATCACGAATCGCTATGAAACTGTCTGCGAGGCGATGGGTGTCAGCACACGTCTGTTTCACGATCATGTGGATGTGATTTCGCTGCGTGGTGAACTGCGGGACATAGTTAATATCGGCCAGATTTGCACAGCATTGGCACACAGGAATTACAAGCTCGTCATCATCGACGCATTCTATCGCACGCTTCCGGTTGGAACCGATGAAAACGACAATGGCGCAATAGCGGGTATCTATAATATGATCGACCGTTACGCCGCAATGATGAACTGCGGATTTGTGTTGATCCACCATTCCAGTAAAGGCAATCAGTCAGGCAAGTCTGTTACAGATGTGGGAGCCGGTGCGGGAAGTCAATCACGCGCGGCGGACACGCACCTGGTCATTCGCCCCCACGAAGAGAAGGATATTTTCGTTATGGAAGCGAGCATTCGAAGTTGGGCACCGATTGAACCGATGGCGTTACACTGGCAATGGCCGCTGTTTTCTCCGACGACGGAGGTGGACACATCACAATTGATGGGAATGGCAAAACCAAAAACAAAAGACAAAGCGCCATCACTGGAGGATTTTGTAGAACGCTGCGTCGCCGTCAAAGACCCCTGTTCCAAAACATCGGTAGTCCATGAAGCCGGACAGAACTTTGGTCTATCTGAACGCAAGGCAAATGAGATGCTCGCGCTGGCAATGGAAAGTAATCTCTGTACGCGAATCAAAGCTGGCTCAAAGATGGTTTATGTCAGGAATCGTTTGGGCATTTCCGGTGAAAAAGGTCTCTGGGCAGCGGCTTTGCTCACGCACGACCCCGATAGATCACCGCAAGAAATCGCGGAGATCACAGGTCTTACAGTTCGTCATGTCAATCGGGTTCGTCAAGAGTTAAACATCCAACGGTAATCGTTGACGATTGCCAAGTTGCGGTGTGGCATAGAGCGGCCAGAATACCAGTTTCTGTTCCGGCAATTCCCGGTATGGCCCATCGTACAACACCCAGCCTTGCTCGCAGTTAGGGTAGGTTTCAAGACACAGATGCAGGCTTTTAAGCTTGCCCGCAGGCCCGGATTTGACTTCGACAGGATAGATTTTACCGTTGCGAACGGCCAGGTAATCCACCTCGGCATTAGAGCTTTTCGCGGAACGTGACCAGTAATAAAGCTCATCACTATGCCATGCAAGCAGTTCCTGAGCTACAAATTGCTCAGCTAGCCGTCCGCGATAAAGCGATAGAAGGTTCTCCGTACTGACTGCCATAGTTGGATCAATCCCGCACAAATGCTGCATCAAGCCGATGTCCAGGATTGAGGCTTTGAATTGCTTTCCAACGGCTCCGCCCAGTGGAAAGTCAGATGGGTCGACGGAGGAAATTCGATTGACCAGTTTCGCTTTACACAACAGATCAAATGCCTTGTGGTTGGTTACACCGGATGCGTGTTCATAAAGCTGGGTATATTTGATTTGCTGACCAATGCGTCGAGTTGTCGAGATGAACACTCCATCAAGACAGGCATAATTCACCGAAGGACGATACTTGGCGAAATCTTCCCTGTACGAAGAAACAATCTGCGAATGGACTTTATATGCCTCGAGCCTTGATTGTGTATCTCTATAGGCGGCCACCGCCTCAGGCATTCCACCGACGAAGAAATAGTCCCGCAATTGATTGTGAATCACGTCGACAATAACGTCGGGATGTTCTTTGGGGTCTTGCAGTAATCTTTCCGCTATGATCTCGTTTCCCATTGCCAGGATGTATTCGTAAAACGTCATTGGCTGGATATGTAAATATTCAATTCGACCAACAGGAACGGAAATTTCTCCAAACGCAAATTCCAACATTGAGCCTGCCGCGACAACATGCAGATTTGGCATGTCTTCATAGAAATATCGCAGTGCAGTAACTGCGCGTGGATAGCCTTGGATTTCATCGATGAACAATAGTGTTTTGCCGGGTATGATTCTTCCCAAGTGCGATTCGAGAACACTCAGCATTTTTTGTGGACTCAAATCACCAGCAAAAGCCGCATGAAACTGGGGCTGTTTTTCCAGATCGATTTTGATGAAATTTTCGAACCGTTTGGCCAAACAATTCTCAACCAGCCAGGTCTTACCAACTTGCCTGGCTCCGCGAATCACCAATGGCTTACGCCGTGGTGAATCAACCCAACGGAGAATTTCTTGTTCTGCAATTCGTTTCATTTTCAAGTCTCCCAATTACGGTTTCTATTACACTATCGGTCATTTGGCTTTAGAACTACAACCATAATATACGCCAACTGCTTTAGCTTTACAAGGGTTATGTAAGAATTATGCTTTAGAAATACAATCATTAGTTGTGAATTGGCTTGGACATGGGTTGGGACATGGCGGGACATCATGTCCTGGATTTTGGGACATCATGTCCAAGGGGCAAATTCACAAGTGCAACAATAACAGTATGTTACGCACTCGCAATCGCGTCGGACACGACAAAGTATCAAGTCATGCCGAAAAACGTGTCTGATGTCCCAATGGTGTCGCTTCGTAAGTTGCGTATTCATTAGTAGTTACGAAATTTAGATTGGGACATTTGCTTGGACATGCTCACACTCTACCCCCTACGGGGGTATATGCGGGCGTTTGAGACGCCCCGCAATACACCCCAAGTCGTAGGGGAAACGCGAAATTGATGGTTCCTTCCTGTCAAAATGGCAGGATTAGGCGGCGGGAAGCAGCGGCCTTGTTAATCAGAGTTTGTTTTCAACTGCATAAGAAACAGGCTGGTATCCGACAGTTGACGTTCGCGCCGGGTAAGAAATGGGTAAGCCAATCTCGCATGCGTTGCGACGATGGCGAAATCCTGAATTCAACCCGGAGATTTCGAATATGCGGATTACCGAACGTGAACTTGCCAGCATCAAACCCTACGAAAACAATCCCCGTCTCAATGATAATGCGGTCGAAGCAGTGGCTGCCAGTATCCGCGAGTTTGGTTTCCGCCAGCCCATCGTCGTTGATGAAGACGGCGTGATTATCTGCGGACACACCCGATACAAAGCTGCCCAGCGTCTTGGGCTGGACAAAGTACCCGTCCATGTCGCCAAGGATTTATCGCCGGAGAAGGTCAAGGCCTATCGTCTGGCGGACAACCGCACAGCGGAATTGGCCGAGTGGGATTATGAGCAACTCAAAATAGAATTGGAAGATTTACAGGGTGCGGATTTTGATCTCGGCATGCTGGCGTTTGATGACGAAGAACTCAATCGCCTGCTCAATGGTGATAACGAGGCGACCGTTGCCGAGGGACTTACCGACCCTGACGCTGTTCCCGAACCGCCGGATGAAGCGGTTTCGATTCGAGGACAGGTTTATCAACTCGGTTCGCACCGACTGATGTGCGGCGACTCGGCAAATCCCGCCAACCTTGATATTCTGCTCGGCG